CGACAATAACAGAGTTACTGAGTTTTCTCAAAGAGATAATTCCCTATGAGACGACCTTGACACTGTTATCGTCAAGGGCTATCGCTGTAGGCGATAGAAAGACCGTCGACCAAGTGTGGTCGAAGGCCTACTGTCGCCAGCCTAATTGGCTGGCAAATGACCAAAAGCACCGTGGGGCGCTTTGGTCTGTTATGGCCCCCCTTCTCCCTAGTTGCTCGAGAGGAAGGAAGAGGGCGTACCGCTGGGGAACAGTGGCCACAAAGTTGTGGATCACTGCACCTACAGCGGTACTGAAGGCTGCCTTGCTTTCTGCCAGGAAATTGGCCCTAAGCGCTCACGCGCGACGGGACACTAACCTGCTTAAAGCTGAGGTAGCCCGGTTTCTGCCTCCGGCGCTTAGATATCTGGTGCATGTGCGATCTGCAATGCTCCAGTTATCCTACGCGTCGAGGGCATTAACCCCACCATCTGAGCTTGCTCAGGTGGTAGCCAGAGAGGAGTTCCTCTTGCGGCGAACCCAACCTCGTCCGTGTGATATCACATGGATGGGGCGGGTAGCACCGTCCTCACCCTACGCTCCCCAAGAGCTGACAGCCGGATTAATCCGATCTGTCGTCCAACGACCCTCTGCCACATATAGATATGGCCGAGACCCGAAGGAAACTTTTGGTGGAGGGAAGGCGGGAGAGCTTGCTACATTAGTAGGCAACATTAACGCTCTTCTGACACTACGCACGCCTTTATGGAATAAATTACCAGCGCGCGCAGCCGAAGAAATGCGTCCGTTGCTCGACGAAGTAGAAGCTCTGGTAGTCGCTACCCCACCTGCCGGTCTGGCCGCAACCCTCAAAGAGGATACGGCCACGGTAGGCGATTCGCTCAAGACTACCGGATATCTGGGAGTTGCGCGATTGACAGTGATACCAGAGATGGGCACAAAGTCCCGGGTGGCAACAATTCACCACCTGTCTGATTCACTTCTCGCGGATCAAGTAGGAGGAATCCTTCGTGACGAAATGCGTAAGCATCCGGCGCTAAAGGACTCCCTCCTCGATGATCCCCAGACCATCCGTCTAAGATCCAACACACGTGTTCGTGTCGCGGCAAGGAAGATTTCCCTTCCGCAGTTTGGATCAAACGATCTCTTCCTGGTTTCGGCAGATCTCCGAGCTGCAACCGACCTCCTTAGTCACGATGTGATTAAGGAGTTCGCTCGCGTTCGGGGATTTCAGCTAGCGGCTTTCTCGTCCGCCCGGCTGAAGTCTGCGTCTGGTCTCTATGAGGCCAGATGCGGAACCTGCCTAGGCCTGGGTGGTTCCTGGCCAGCGTTGTCTATTATTCACGCCTCGGTGTGTGAATGGATCGGGATCACTCCCAATTCCTTCCGCATCAAAGGTGATGACCTAATAGGCTACTGGTCAGGTGCCACCCTGAACTCTTATCTCTATTGGCTTCCTATCCTTACGGGTATGGAGGTCAATTTGGACAAGACGTTCATATCGCGTAACCGCGCACTTTATTGTGAGCGGGCTTTCGCGATCAGGTCTTATTCGAGATCTAGAGGCACGGTAAGCCTACAGAGGCTACCGTACTCTCTCAGTCTACGCGTGCTGGGGGCTAATCTAAAGCTTGATGCTAAAGATCGGCCCTCTGTCGTGGGACTTGCTCAAGGACTCGCATCAGAAATCTCCCGTGAAGGGAGGATGCGTTGCCGCATTGTCATGCGTGCAAATGCTTTATTAGCATCCCTTGAGGACCGTTACGGAAGGTATACTTACCTTCCGCATCAGTTGGGCGGTCTCGGCCTTATTCCACCTAGGAAAAGGCTGGGAGTGCCCCAAGAACTCCACGCGCTCGCGCGGGCTGTGGCGAGTGGCGGCATTCGTCCTCCCTCCCTAGTCCCCTTGCGGGGAGGGAAGGGCGTCGTTGCCGTCGCCTCAGTAGCCTCAAAGTATCTATCCAGTCACCTCCCCAAGAGGCGCGCCGTCTTACTAGACGAGATCCCGTTAAGGGAGCGCGAACTCTGGGGTGACTACATGGATAGATTCTCAAAAGCGGCAAACACCCGTTCTTACCTTCTTGCTATCTCCGGGCAACTGGAGAAGCAAGAGGCCGAGCTATTAAGCCAAGTTGGCTTTCTAGCTGCGGAACAGGGCGCTCGTCACTTCGAGGCTACGGCTTCATCACTCCACGCCTACTTCCGGATTCTCCGGAAGCGGGCCAAAGCGATGAAGCTGGACCGCCTGACCAGTATCTCTTTCGATCAACTGGCTCGCTTCGCCGAACGATCGGTTTGGGTTCCCAAACCGGTCACCCGGCGGAGAGGCGGTCCTGTACCAGCACGGAAACCGTCTTTTTAGAGAGGTTCCGGGCCTCCCCAC